ACGGCACACCAAAACGAAACGTAGGAACTTACTATCCAGACCTTGGATGTGAGTGGACAAGGGAAATGGCAGATGAATGATAATATTCCAAAAAACAATGTTGTGCAGTTTCCCCTAAAAGGAAAGCCAGAACCAGACATTAAAGTTGATAATGTTGCACTTGAGATGCATGATGACTTAAAGTTTGCTGATCATTTGACTGAAGGATTAGTTGTAAATCTAATTCATAATCTTGGTGAGAATGGCATTGATACATCCGATAAAGATTTTATTCGTGATGTTGGTTTTACAATTGAATTAGTAAAGTCTCTTATCTATAGAGGCTTGGGGTTGAAACATCCTATGCAAGAACTTGTAGCGATGTTTGTAACTACTGACGAAGATGATGAAGAGGGTTTGTATACCACATTTGATATTGATGCCCTCGCTGATTTTGTCGGTATGGATGACGAAGAAAAAGAATAACGCTGGTTTAGCTCAGTTGGTAGAGCAGTTGATTTGTAATCATCAGGCCGGGAGTTCGAGCCTCTCAACCAGCACCATTTTAAGGATGTAATATGTGGATATTAGTAGCAGTTCAATTAGTTTGGGGTTATAGTTCAACTCCAATAGTTGAATCAGAAGTTATTGGTAAATATTACAGTATTAATGAGTGCCAACGAAAACTAGAAAGAATTGATAAAGGCAAACCAAACAAACAAGTGGTTTGTATAAAGGCACAACGTAAAAGATAAATCTATTGACAATCGTTCTATTTTAGGTTAATATATAATACTATGAAAAATAAGGTGAAAAACTATGATATTGGTTGATATGAACCAAGTTACCATCAGCAATCTGATGATGCAAATTGGTTCAAAAAGACAGAACGATGTTGATGGAGATATGGTTCGTCATATGGTTTTGAATTCTCTTAGAATGTATCGTTCTAGGTTTTCAGAAGAATATGGCGAATTAGTTCTTTGTTATGACAGCAAAAGATATTGGAGAAGGGAATACTTCCCCAACTATAAATCTAATCGTAAGAAGGACAGAGAAAACTCTGGCCTTGATTGGAATCTAATCTTTGAAACTCTCAATGCTATTCGTGATGAGATACGAGATACATTTCCATATAAAGTTCTAGAAGTAGACGGTGCAGAGGCAGACGATTGTATTGCTACTGTTGTAGATTATGTTTCTAAAACACCATCTGCATATGAGAAGGTTCTGGTATTGTCTGGTGATAAAGATTTTATTCAGTTGCAAAAACACAACTTTGTAAAACAATATTCGCCTGTTCTCAAGAAGTTTGTAAATGGAATTGACCCTCACCTATATATTAAAGAACATATATTGAAGGGTGACAGGAGTGATGGTATTCCAAACTTCCTATCAAACGACAATACATTTGTAGATGAGTTACGACAGAAGCCTCTTGCAAAAAAGAAAATTGAAAACTGGGTTGATCAAAATCCAGAAGATTTTTGCACAGAGGAAATGATGAGAAATTATCAGCGTAACAAAACATTGATTGATTTGGATTGTATTCCAAGTGACTTGAAGGTGGAAATTCTAGAACAATTTGAACAACCACCAAAAGGTGAAAGATCAAAACTACTAAATTATTTTATACAAAAGAGATTGAAAAATCTTATGAATGACATTGGAGACTTTTAATATGCCAGACACATACACACCTCTACTTTCTGAGGTTCTAAAGAAAGTACATAACGCAAAGACTAAGGAAAAGAAGATTGAACTTCTCAGGCAATACGATTGTGAACCGCTTCGTATGATTTTGAAGTCATCATTTGATCCTAATCTTGAATGGTTAATTCCAGAGGGGGATGTTCCATTTAAAGCGAATGAATCAGAAGAGGGTACAGAACATACAATGCTTCGCAAAGAAGCAAGAAAACTTTATCGTTTCCTAAAAGGTGGCGATAATACTTTACCACAGTTCAAACGTGAGAATATGTTTATTCAAATGTTAGAAGGACTGCATATCACTGAGGCACAACTTCTTATTGATGCTAAAGATAAGAAACTGCATCAAGTGTATAAAGGACTATCAAAAGAGGTAGTCAAGGAAGCGTTCGGTTGGAACGATAATTACGTTAGGAGTTAATATGAAAGAGAATTATGACCATTGTTTGGAGATGATTCTGCATCACGAGGGCGGTTATGTGAACCACCCCAAAGATCCAGGCGGTGAAACCAATCTTGGTGTAACCAAAAGGGTATGGGAAGAACATGGTGGCACAAAAGACATGAAAGACTTAACAGTTGAAGATGTTGCTCCCATCTATAAGAAATCATATTGGGATAGGGTGAAGGGTGATGAACTACCTGCTGGACTTGATTTATGTGTATTTGATTTTGGTGTTAATGCTGGAACTGGTCGTGCTGCTAAGTATCTACAGAATCTTGTCGGTGCAACAGCAGACGGTGCAATCGGGCCTGCTACACTTAGAACAGTAAATGCATATGTTCAAGTGGAAGGACTTGGTGCTACAATTGATGCATACCAATCTGCAAGACAGGGTTATTATGAAAAACTATCAACCTTTGAAACATTCGGTAAAGGATGGACTCGTAGGGTTATAGAAACTACTTCTTCTGCACATAAACTTGCAAAAAACTCTTGACTTATCAATAAGAAAGAAGTATTATAAAGACATGGTGTGGGGAGGCGACCTCTCTCTCTCAACTCACTGACTGCCCCTCACACCATAACCTAAGCGGGTATCGTATAATGGTATTACCTTAGATTTCCAATCTAATGACGATGGTTCGATTCCGTCTACCCGCTCCAATTTATTTTATAAGCCCTTGATTTTCAAGGGTTTTTTTATGCAAAAAACTCTTGACTTGTTGTGAGAACATGGTATACTAGCCATAGAAAGTGAGGAGTTATTCTTATGAATTATATTGAAGTCAACGGTGGTAAAAAGTTTCAAAGAGAGATTGCTGAAACTGTTGTTCTACAAATGATTGATACTCTTATGCCTCGTATGAGGACGCTAGAGATTACTGTGAACATCAAGAAACTAACTGGTGATGCAGTTGGTTGGTGTATGCAAGAAGATACAAATCGTGAGTTCACAATTGATGTTGCAAACAACCTTTCCCTTAAAGATTTCATTACGACAATTTGCCATGAAATGGTTCATGTAAAACAGTATGCCAGAAATGAGATGGATTGTTATGGTGTAAAATGGAAAAAGAAAGTGATTCCAGAAGGAACTAACTACTATGATTTGCCTTGGGAAAAGGAAGCATATAAGATGCAAGATAAACTTGCTCAGTTAGTTTGGGATGCAGATATTTTGTAAAAAAGTGTTGACAAACTATTGACTATTTGTTATTATAACTATGTAGAGTGAGAAAAGAGGAGAATATATTATGAAACAAGTTGCTGTAATTCACACTGCGTTTGAAGAAACCCCACGCACTGTTGCGTTTGTAGATGTTGGTGAACGTACTGGTAATGATGCTCTAGAGTATGCATACCGTTGGACACAGAACATCTTTGATAGTTGGTCATTGAAGATGCCAGAAGATGGTAATGATGATGTAACTGTTATGGGTGAGATTGTTGATGGAATGGGCATTCGTTCTACTTCAGTTGGTGATCAGATTTTGATGGGAACTAAGAAGTATAAAGTTGCGTTTGCTGGTTTTGAGGAGATTGTATAATGAGTAACCTAGTGAATGAACAAGTCAAAGATTCTATTCTTGATGAGGTAGAATCAATGACAATTGCTGAGTTTCAGAATGCAGTGGATAGGGCTGGAATTTCTGGAAATACTATCATTGATGAGATGGTAGAGAATTTAGTGGAAACCCTTTTTGAACAGAGGAGTATATAATGGGTGCAGTGAAAGATATGATGATGGATGTAGAAGATTTTGTTTATGACTTCTATTCTAGTGATGGTGAGTTAATGGAATCACCAAAGGTAATTATTGAGAAGGCCATCGAAAAGTTTGGTTGGTCATTCGGTAGTTATGCCGGTGAGGTTATTGAGAATGCTCAAGAGGAGTGTGGTGCTACTTGGGATTGGAACAAATCTGTATCACAGAATCTAGTTGGTTTTGAGATGACAGATGA